TATCTATTTTTAATTTCATAATTATTTCGTGTTTATTAGGTTAATTTTATTTTTAATTTCGCACATTTCATATACAATACGTTCTGGTTAATTGCGCTGTATTTAAAACAAATCTGACGTGTCAAAGCGCAACTAACCAGAACACAGCATAAAAATAATTGCTAAAGTCAGTGTTTTATTAAAGGCTTATTGCTTAACCGCCAAGAAAAACAAAAAGCCTTCAACACTTTCTTACTCATATCTAATCAACGGATTTAGAAATTACAGAATAAGTCTTTCCAGCCACATCTTTATCTTCAACAAAATAACCTTTTGATTCAAAAAAATCAACGTGAGGTTTTTTAAAAATCCAATCATAACTACAAATAACACTGCCAACTTTATGATAAACAGCTTCATTTCTTTTTAATTCAGTATTCATATACGATATGTCTTTTTCATTCAAAAGTTCTTCTAAAGCAACAATAAATACTCTAAACATTATTTCATCATCTAAAAAACCATTAACACAATTCATATAACCATCTATAAAATCAAACTTCACATAAGGATAAGTAATTTTAACAAAATCATAAACCCATTCATTAAACTTATCTAAAGTCCATTCTTTTTGATGTAAAACAACTTCACGCATATGCAAAGAGTTTTCTTTAAAAAAAGCCATATGCGCTCTTGATTTACCTAATTCACTTACTACTTTACTCATAATATTTAATTTAATTGTTAATATTTGTCTTCCTAACGTCAGCCATTTTGCCAACGCTTTTTTTTGTTTTTTGTAATTATTTATAAATTTTCGTCATTAACTCGCAACTATTCTTATGCGTAATCGTTGGCAGTAATTGCTTACTCAAAACCATAAAAATTGAAATTATGAATATTGAAGACTTAATGAATAACCCCAAATCTAAAATTGACATACCTACCTTTATTTTAAATTTAAAAATTAATAATTTAATGAATGAATATCGTTCAAAAGCAATATTGAAAAGACAAATACACTTATTAGAATTACAAAAAGGAAAAACAGGACAAGAACTCGAAAACGCTGTTGAGAAAGAATTGGAAAAATTGAATAACCAGTTTTCTGAATGGTTGAAACAGGACTTAATTCATTTCGTTGACGATTCTGATGCTTAAATAAAACGTCTGCTAATTTGTTTTTTGATATTTCTATTTTCATAATAATTAGATTTAATATCATTCTCTTTAAAATTGGCGGAATGAAAAGCCATAATCTGAATTTAAAAACTACTCCCAACACCGTACAAAATTAATTGCTTTGTTTAGGCTTAATTACGAAAGTCCTCGCAGACTTTCTTGGTCTGTTATTATTTATTAAATTAGCTGTTTAACCAATGCAACTAATCTTGTACAAATACGTTAACTTTTCTTATTTAATTGATCTTTAAATATTAAAAAACTAAAAAAAAGCTCTACTAACATTAAACATATTACCAAAGATTGCCTTGCATAGTTTTGAAATATCTGCAACTCTAATAGTAAACTTGTACAAAATAAAACTGCAAAAGATATTAGTACAATTAGGTATAATTTAAAATCCTCCATTAATTGTTTTTTGTTTTAAGTACTTATTTAAAATTGTGCTAATTGTAGATTCTAAAAGGGAGATATTATGCTCACTTTCTAGTTGTTTTTTTATACTTGGTACTGTATTATTATGCATTGTTGTAAAAGCATGTATAACTGCTACTGTTTTCTTATCTTGTATGCTATCCATTTTTAAGTGTTTTTAAATATCTAGTTTTTTGGTTATGAAACGAACTGTAAGAGGTGTATTTTTCTACACCAAATATTTTAAAATGTAGAAAATTAACAATATCAAACGCTGCCTTGTAATTTTTACAAAGAGGCAAAATTTCAAACCAATATTCAAAGAATCCTTTATGAGTTCCTATTTTTTGTGCTAGTTTAAATATATAAGCATCTAAAGCATTTATAAATTGTTGATGTGTTTGTTGCATTTAAATTTTAGCCTTTTAAAAAGTTATTTCTACGCTTGGATCGTTATATTTACTTTGACTGCTTTCTGTTTCTTCAGACAAGGTGCCAGCTAACGCCATTATAGAGGCAATAATGCCATCTATTCTTTTAGTAGATTTTGATTTGTCTATTCTTACATTTTCATTAGTGTCATAAATTGGCACACACCCTGAAAGCATCCATTTTAAAATTGGATTACTGCCAACTCTAAGTTTTGCAGATCTTATTAAGCGTTCAAACTCTTTTGTTGGACTAGTGTAATTCATTAAAGTCTGGGTAAATGGTGAAAGTTCTACACCAGCTTCTATTAAAGGAGTAATTAACCCTGCTGAAAACTTTCTATCATATTCTACATGGCTTGTTTTTCTTTCTGAGGTTATTTCTACTACTTTATTAAACACAATATTGTAATCTACCATATTACCTGGTGTAGCAATTAAGAAGGTATCTTTAGGATGTTTTGCATTGTCTCTTTTTAAATTAGCCCAATATTTATAAGGAACTCTATCTTCTTTACTTCTTTTTTCTATGGTATCTAACGGACAAAAGCACCAAACATCTAGATCTCTAAAACCTTTTTCATCGGGCTCAGATATATTTGCAAAAGCAGTTAAATCTGTGGTAGAACTTAAATCTAATGCACCACAATTGCCTAATTTTGCAAAATTTTGATACTGTATAGGAACCATGCAAGCATCCCAGTACTTAGATTCTACCCAAACAGTTGGCGCATCTACCCACATATTCAAATGCTTTGTTTGAAAGTTGGGTATTTTACTTGGCTGATTAACTGTTTTTTGATATTCTTTAAGCAAAAAATCCATAGAAACTGTTACTCCTAGGTTTGGGTTGGCTTTTATCCAATTTGCTGGGTCTTGCCAATTGTCGTTTTCGTCTAAATCATGAATCATAATTAAAAAAGTATCATCTTCTGATACGCCTTCTAATATATTAATGCAACTATCTTCAAAATTTTTGCAAACGCCATGAACATTTGTACCGGCAGTGGTTATTGTAGTTGTTAATGGCTGTAATCTAGACGCTGAAGAAGATTCTAAGTTTTCTTTTACCGAATCATCTTTATGAGCATGGTATTCATCTAAAGTAGATTTATGACTGTTAATACCATCTTGCGTTTTTGAATCTCCTCCTAGAGGCTTCATAAAAGCTGCCTTTGGTAAAAATTTTATCTCTTTTTGATAGGTCCTAAAGCCTAAATGCTTTAAAACAGGAATAGCATTTACAAAATCTGCAGCTTGGTTAAAACATAATTTTGCCTGATCTTCTTTGGTTGCTCCAATATAAACTTCTGCTCCTTCTTCATTGTCAAAAGACATGATAAACAAACCATCTCCAGCTTCTTCTGCTGTTTTACCATTTTTTTTACCAATTTTTACATATACATTTCTAATTAAACGTATGGTTTCTCCAGATTCATTTTTTGTTTGCCATGCATAGGTATTGTAAAACCTAAATTGCTGGAAAGGAGATAATATAAATGGCAGACCTGCAGATTTTCCTTTTGTGTGTTTTAGTATTTTTTCAAAAAAACGTATTACAGCAAAACCTTTTTTATGGTCCAACCAATAACCTTTTTTATCTGCTGAATCTATTAATTTATAAAACCGATCTACCGCCTGCTTTATACGCAACCCAGTAACTATAGCCCCAGACTTTACATCTGCTGCATATTGAAAAGGTATTGAGTTTTGTATTTCTTTTGGGATTTGCATTAATTTTTTTATTCTAATAAATATTTTTAAATTTTTTAATTTATTGATTTTAAGTGTTTTGAACACTTTAGTGTGTTATATTTGTTGTTCGGTAAACAATATTACTAAGTCTGTGCTTTAATCAAAGGTTCGTGCTTATATTCCGTAATAACATTTTTTTCTTCCCTCGCTTTTTTTTAAATTATGACGCACAAATTGTTTTCGGTTAAGTGTACATTCATATTCTGTTCTTCCTTCGTAAATTCTTTTTTCTACTGTTGTAATTGGTACTTTGTATTTTTCAAAAATATACTTTGAAAAATCTCTAGTTGTTCTAAAGTTTTTACCATCGTATTTGTGTTTTGGCTTCCTTTTTTCTTTAAGTTCGATTCTTAAATCATCAATAAGTTTTTCGGTAAAATTACTATAACCATAAGTGTATTTACCATATTCTTTTACGTACCAATCGCCTAAATTTTCCCTTTGTTCTATTTGGTA